CGCTAATATCAAATGGGAATCCGTTAATCTCTTGGCGACGCATAATCATCGCAAAGCGCATCTCAAGGTCTACCATCTGTGGTGAGGGCTTACGAAGTAGGAGGTAATCAAACAACTTCTGAGTCACCCGCACGTCCTGCACACAGTAGTCCTCCATCTCTTGGCTCCAAGCGCTCCAGTCCTCGGTCTCGCCGTGGTCGTCCTTGAACTCACCAATGCGTTTACCCCAAGCCTTGAGGCTGTGTGACCCAATCAACTTCGTAGGGAAGTCTTGACGCTTGAAGTCGTCGTTACGCAGGTCAGGGTAGATACAACGCGCCAGTACAACAGTATCCAATACCGAAGGATGCCGGAATTTGTATAGCTTGTTGAGCGCGGGGTAGTCAAAGCCTATGGCATTGTGCCCCACGATTGTATTGTGACTGCTGAGGAGTTTGAGTCCTGCTTCAATGCCGTCGGCACGGAAACGGTGGACACCCTCGCTGTTGATGACGACCATGCAATGTAAGGTATGGAGGTCGCTAAGAGTAGACCAGTCCGTGATGGCGTTGGTCTCGATGTCGAAGTGTGCTGTTGTGTTATTCATATGTGTGTTATTTAGACGATGGTATCAGACTAGTCAACTTAATTAATACGCCTTTACTGGTGTTGTTGTCGCCACCTCTGCGGTCTGCTTTAGTTCCTTTGAGTGGCTCGACTAGTTCCTTTAGTTTATCTGTAGGTATGAAGATTTTGATGTCTTCGATTACAAAACAATAATGTTCCGCTTCCGACCGGGCGATGCCCGAAGGCTTGCCACGTGATTCATATTCAACAAAGATGTTACCAGTCTTAATGGCTTTGAGGTCGTTCTTAACCTCTATCTTTTGGTTGGCTAACATCTCTCCTACGAGACGTTCTGCTGCTTGACCTACTTCTAGGTCGTATCGAAAGTTGGAACAATATTCCATATATTAGAATGGGGTGGTGGTGGCATCCTCCGTCATGCGTCCTGTTATCTTGTCGTAGAGTAGAGAACAAGCAACGCCTGTCTCGCCAGTAAAACGGTTCTTCAGAACACGGACTGAGGATTTGTGGCGGTCTTCCAAGTCCTGCTGGTTACGCTCCAGTCCAATAACAATATCGGAAAGTTGAGCGATGGATGCAGAACCACGGAGTTGCGCGAGAGAGGTAATAGCACCGTCCTCGTGTCCCTTACCTTCGGGACGCTTGAGGTGGCTGACAAGGATAAGACCAATGTTGGTTTCCTCGACAAGCGAGCGGAGCTTAGTCATCATGTTGTCGATGGTACGACGTTCGTCGCCCTCGGATAGCCCAGACACCACGATGCTGAGGTGGTCAAGAACCACGTACTCAACATCGAGTGCCTTTGCCATGTAACGTATATGACTGATGAGATTGTCTGGTTCCATAGAGCCCCAATGGTCGTACAGAAAGAAGCGACCAGAGCCTACGGTTTTTTCAAAGGCTTCGTTGTAGGAAGCGTCAGGAGTAAAGGGTTCGATGTGCAGCTGACGCCCAAGCTCTAAGCCTAGGATACCGTTAGCTGTGCGCTCGATGGATTCCTCCAAGGCGATGTAACCAATACGATTCTCACTAGAGGTGAGGATGTAATGCGTTATACATTTACAGACATGACTTTTTCCAATGCCTGAACCAGCGCAGAAAGTAACAATCTCTCCGCGACGTATGCCTTTAGTGGATTCATTAAGACCAGAGAAAGGGTAAGGAATAGAGTCATTAATCTTGGGAGTGGTAAGTCGTTCAAGGAGTTCGGAGCCGTCAACAATGTCGTCAGGTCTCCACACCTTGGCGTCCCAAAACGCTCGGATGACTTCTTCACCTTTACCCGCTACCAGCATCTCGTTAGGGTCTTTTAGCGGGAGACGTGCAACCTTACACTTACCTGCGGGTAGAATGTCAACTACCTGCTCGACAGCTTTACGTCCTTGCTCGTCGTTATCAAACATAAGAACGACCTCTTCCCAAAGGTTGAGCCACTCCATGTGTTTCTTGAATACGGTCTTGGCGCTCTGTGCTCCAGAGGGAAGCGACACAGCGGGCCACTTGTTACCGTTGAGTTGGCTAACAGTAAGCGCATCAATCTCACCCTCGGTGATTACCAGCTTGCGACCGCCATTGGGCCATATATGTTGACCAAAGAAATAAGAAGGCGTACCGCTACAACGGAACGACTTGTCTGGCATACGATACTTCTGCGCTACGATACCTCCATCGAGGTTGTAGTAGTTAGCGATGTGGCAAGGCTTACCATTCAATACGCCTACCTTGTAGTTATACTTACGGCAGGTGTCCTCATTGATAAGTCGGCTAGGTAAAGCCACGCATTCACCTTGGATAAAGCCATTGCGCTTCATCGGCTCGGAATCCGGGACATCAACTCCTGTATATCCGTTGGGGTTAAACTGTCCACAGCTATAGCATTTTGTGGAGCCGTCTACGTTGATTGTGAGAGCGTCGCTACTTCCGCAGTCGTCGCATGGTTGGTGTGTTTTGAGTGCTACTAAGTTATCCATTCCTGTGGTATTCGATTGTGTGCCCATTTAAAGTTGTGTTTGTCGCACCACTGTGCGTATGTGGTTTTGCTCTTCTTACTTAATGTATTGTGAGCGTTCTGAAATATAAAACGGATGTCGATGTCAGGGTTATTCTCTCTGACTCGGAGATGCTTTGTGCGGTCGCTAGGTATCCAGTAACCTTTGCACTCTATGACGATACCGTTGGGTAAAATAAAATCGGGAGTGTATACGCACTCACGAGTGTAGGTAAGTTTAAGGGACTCGTAGTCGAAGGGAGCCCCCGCCCTTTCCAGAGCGGAGGCAACTCGTGCTTCAAACTTCGAGCGATACTTACGCTTAGAAGTCATACGAGTCTTCGGAGTCCCCTGCGGTTACAGGGATAGGCTCGTCGGTTGTCTCAGCGACAAACCCGCCTTCAACTCCATCGAATCCAAACGATTCGGAGTTGCTACCACCGCCGTATTCTACCAAGTCGATTACTTGGACAGCACGGAGACGGAGGGTGCATCCAAAGCCTTGGCTGGATACGAACCAGAACGACGGCTCTACCGACATACGGAGCGTGGAACCGCTACCGACCTTGGGGGCTGTAGCCATCTTGTTTCCTTGGCTGTCATACACAGCGATGGAGAACTCGATAAGACCTTTGGAGGTTTGACGCTTGGCTACCTGCTTTGCGAAAAGCTCGTAGTCACCGTCGTCGTTGATACGAACAGGAGAGGAAGCAGCTTTACGTAGTTGCTTACCTTTTTCTTCGCACTCTCTTTTATAAGCGCGTTCATACAACTCGTCATACTTGAGTTTGAAGGAGTTGTAGTCTTCTTCAGATACATGAAGCTTACAAGTATATACGCCGTCCTCATTGAACTTGGTATCGGGGTTGTCGATACGTGGATAGACTGCTTTACCTTGTGGTGTAGTGATTAGTTTACTCATATGTTTTACTTTTGTTTTGTCGTTTGCGTTAATGCCGATATTGGCGAGATTGCTTAGCTGAAAAAATATGTGCTGTTTGTCACCTGCGTCGGGTCTAAGTTTCCGTAGTCAGGGATTGGAGGGAGCACTAGTCCCTCATGTTTGTTCTGTAATTGATGCCTCAAATCTGACAGCAAGTCAACACTAAACATCGAAGAAAATACATTTCTTAATGTTTCTCCAAATTTATCACAGTTGTTACTGTGTGTTCCGTAGCTGTCGTGAATCATTGAGAAGTCGTGAATGCCGTGTTCCTTGTTTGCGTTATATACCGACAGGTGTAACGCGGCAGCATCCAAGCTGTGCACAAAGTTAGGACTGATGGCTTGCCGGTTTTTCTTTGGGGACAACTGCTCAGTCTCTTTATACCATTTGATGTGAACCCCCTTGCCCCCTATGTAGGTAGTTACCTTAGCATCCTTCATCTTTTTGTAGTCCTGTAATACAGGGAACCCGGAAGGTGTTACCCAAGAGAGGTCAAGACCTTGGGAGGTTAGGGTCTTTGCGACTTCCTGGAGCCAGGACATTGCCTGTTTAGGACGGTCAAGCACTTCGTTGATTGCTTCCCATACAACAGTAGCAAGGAAGCTGGTGTACTTAAAGCGGTCGTCATTGCCGAAAGGTGTGGACTTTGTTTTCTCAACAACGTCTCTATACCAATCATCAACATAAGAACGACAGCTATACAGCGTACCACCGTAGGGCCATACCATTGTGGGACGCTTGGTGAGCTTGCGGTCGATACCAAACTTTATCCACAAGGGTGCATACGGATTGTCCGACTTCTTTAACTTCTCTATAACTAAATCAGCAACGACGCCATAGATGTCAGCAGGCACATCCGTAGGCGTTACGTTGGTAGAAGCCCCTCCCTGTTCGTCCCTCATCAGCAAGCTGAGTATTTGTAATCCGTTGTTTGTTGCGTCGACGGAGACAGGGAGGAAGCTTTCAAAAGAACCTTTGGTAGTGTACTGAGCCCACTCAAAGCACCATGCTAGGAACTGGAAGGGGTCATCAGCTTCTGTCCATTCTAAATTGGACTTGGGGTCTGTGGCTATCTTCTGAACCATTGCTCGGTTATCTATAGACCACTGCCAGCGCTGGTCTAGCGTGACTTTATCGTTGCCCCAAGTGTTAGCACCGTGGATGCCGAGCCAACGTGCTTTCTCATCCGAGTTAATACGCTCGCCACGTCCAAACATTAGCAAGCCCCGACTGACATCGGACGCTTGTATCTCTAGGAACGAAGGAACGTTGTAGATACGCCCACGGAAGTCAGCCTGTGATGGGTAGAAAAAGCGGGCGTCTTTAAATTTGTTGGCAATATAGAAGACCTTAGATATAAGAACCCGGCGTCCCCTGGAGGATAAGTTAGACTTGTAAATCTCCCCTAGGAACCTACGCCATTTACTGTTTACTTCGGGGTTGGTGTGGAAGTCTTCGGGCGGGTCAGGGAAGGGCTCTTCCTCACGGCTAGGCATTGAACCTACTACAAGGTTATTCTCCCACGCCCACTGTGCTGTATTGAGCACGTCGTTGTTGATGCGCCACGGCGTACGCTGGATAAGGTTACA